CATCAGCTTACTAAGCATAAGAAATTATTCTTAATAACTCACAATGAATATCTCACTTATCTTTTAGAAGAATATTCGGAAACTTTAACGGTTACAAAACGTAATAATCTTACCAAAATCACTAAATAAAACGTACACAAAATGGAATATTCACCTAACGGACAGAGACTCATCGTCACGCGCAAGAAGCATGAACTTAAAACCAAAGCAGGTATTATCCTACCGGATAATATTACTGAGAAGAAACTGAGTGAAGGCTATATTGAACGTGTAGGGGTGTTATGTGAGAACGAGGAATGGGAAGAAGGAATGCATGTTGTGTTTGCCCAATTCGCTGGACAAGAGATTACGGTTGATGAAGACGCGTATCTTGTTATTCCTGAAGATGATGTATTGGTATATGGCTGGGATGACGACCGAGCAAAAATGTAATGGCATATGAAATCCCCGAACAATCCCTAAGCGAAACTATTTTTCTAGAGAAGTACGCCTACCCCGGAGAGACTTCCTGGAAAGAGTGCGCTAAGCGCGTGGCTAAATCAGCGGCTGACCCCGAGTTCCCTGAGAACCGAGAGAAGTTTGAAGCCAAGTTTTATGAAGCCATTAACAGTGGGGATTTCTGTCCGGGAGGACGCATTCTTTTTGGGTCGGGTAGGAGTAAACAAAATATGCTTAATTGTTATGTTCTCGACCCCGAGGATTCTGTAGAGAGTATTGGAAAAGTTATTTCTGATATGTACAAAATCTCGTGTGGAGGAGGAGGCATAGGGTTCAACTTCTCCAAAATTCGCCCCAAAGGGGACAACATCCAAAACATTCATCACTCAGCACCCGGGTCTATTTCGGTCATGCGTATGATTAATGAGATTGGGAATCACGTCCGTGCAGGAAAAAATCGTAGAACTGCACTCATGTCTATCCTAGATATTACTCACCCAGATTTTCTGGAGTTTTTGCACGTTAAATTAGACCGAAAGGAACTTACTAATTTCAACGTATCTGTCGCCATCACTAAAAGATTTGTGGAAGCGGTAGAAAAGAACGAGGAATGGTATTTTACTTTTGGAGGTAGGCAGAACCAATATTATGTATATGAAATTGAACGTACGTCTCAAGAAGGCAACGACACGGTGGACGTCGTGGCTAAGAATGAAGAGGATGCTCTCGGACGTGCTCAATTGCACCACCTTAAACACTATGCGGATACATTTACAAACCCTACGAAGAAGGAAATCCTCGCTCGTGAACTCTGGGAGCGTATCGTAGATAACGCTATTGAATCAGGGGAACCGGGAATCTTCAACATAGATTTTGCTAACGAATACACTAACGTTTCTTATTTTGAGCATATGCCTTCAACTAATCCCTGCGGTGAGGAAGTTCTCCCTGCTTACGGTAACTGTTGTCTTGGGCATGTTAATCTTGCTAACATGGTTGACATGGATGGCAATATCGATTGGCGTAGGCTGGCTCGTACGGTTAGGACAGGTGTGCGCTTCCTGGATAACATCCTCACAGCGAACCACTTCCCCATCCCCGAATGCGACGAGGCAGGAATCCGCTCTCGACGAATCGGCTTGGGCATCACCGGGCTACACTACTTCCTCATCAAAGCGGGGTTCAAGTATGGGTCAGAGTCCTGTTTGGAATTCTTGGAACGGTTATTCGCTACGTTAAGAAACGAAGCGTACAAAGCCTCTATGTACTTGGCGAGAGAGAAGGGAAGCTTCGCCGCTTATGATTGGAGCAAAATTAAAGATGAAAAGTTTTTTAAAACGTTGCCTTCGCGCATACGTTCAGATATTAAGAAGAATGGCTTGCGCAATGCCGTTCTACTTACAGTTGCGCCAACTGGAACGATTAGCATGGTCTTGGGTGTCTCTACTGGTCTTGAACCGATATTTGCCCCTGTTTACAAACGTAGGTGGCGTACTGGCACTGATGGTGTTTGGAATGAGAATATTGTTATTGACCCTCTATTTAAGCAGTTACATCTGCGGGGACGTGATGTATCGCATTGCGTGGGGGCTTATGATGTTACTCCGGAAGAGCACATTAAAGTTCAAGCAGTGGTGCAAACATATATTGATTCGGCGGTTTCAAAAACATGTAACCTACCTCCGGACTTTGCTCCCGCTAACCTTTATGATGACCTCTTGATGTACGCTAATGATATGAAGGGGTTTACTTTCTATCGTGCCGGGTCCCGGGGCAATGAACCATTGGAAGCGGTGGACCTCACTAAAATCGATTTAGATAAACTGATTGTTGACGGAGAGATTGAGGAGCTTGCGCAGTCCGTAGAAACCTGTAAGAACGGGGCGTGTGAGATATGACCAAAAATATGTTTTGGCCAGGAGAGAAAAATGAGAAGGAAGAAACTCGTTTTTATTTTCAATGTAGTAATCTAGAATGCAAGCCAGGACGCTTAAAGTTCCACGCCAATTGGCAGAAGCCTGGACCCGCACTCATTCCCTCCGGAATTGACTGCCCCTATTGCGGAGAAGAGGCGCATTGGCAAATGGACGGATTTTGCGGTATCAATGTGGTAGGTAAGGCGGGAAGCCATGAGAACCCGTACTATTCTAGGAAGCTAGCTGATTCTGAACATAGGTGGATGGAATTACAGATTGAGGAAGCTAAGAAGGCAGTCGATGGAGAGGACCAGATTACTGGAACCGCCGCCAGCCCCTACACTAAAGTGACCCCTAACTATGAGGAACTGGAGAAGGATGGGGTTATCAAGAGAAACGATACTGAGACTGCGGCTCAAAGGAAGCGTATTATTGAGGACCGAGCTAAGAAAGTTGCCGAACAAGCCAGCGATAAGATTGACAGAGAGATTGAAAGGAAGCACATTGGACGGAGACACGACGGATAATTTTCTTACCAAATTGGACCTCGGAGGACTCTTATAAAGGGAACAATAACGTCTAATCGACGGAGAATATTAATGGCATACGCATTTCAAGAATCAATTCAACGGGGCATAGTGTACCTTGCGAAATCTGACGATAACTTTTTAGTACAGGCAATGCCGATGGTGAAGGAGACCTATTTTGAATTTCCTTCCCACCAAAAGTTCTGGACTGTTATCAGCGATTACTATGGTTCCTATAAGAAGCTCCCTTCTGACGAACAGATTTTAGAGCAGATTAGGGAACTCAAGTCGGAGAATGAATTGTTATCCGACTTTAAAGAAGAGCTAAAGGAAATTAACTCTGTCGATGAAAAGTCTTTAGAGAACGAAGAATTTTATTTGGATAAAGTTGAAGAGTTCGCTAAAGAACAATGTCTCAAGGACGCCATCATAACCTCTATCGATTTGCTTAAACAAAAGAAGTTTGGCAAGATTGAAGAGCAGATTAGAGATGCTCTATCGGTGAGCCGTGATGTGGACCTAGGCATAGACTATTTTGGTGATGTGGAGAATCGATATGCACGACTTAATAATAATACTTTGGATACTCAGTTTAGGACTCCTTTTGAGACAATTAATCAAGAACTCGAAGGAGGGTTAGCCCCTAAGGAATTGGCGATGGTAGTGGCTCCTCCCGGTGTGGGGAAGTCTCTCTTCCTAGCCAACCAAGCCGCTAGGTCTGTAATGGATGGGAAGGATGTTCTTTATATCTCACTGGAGATGTCGGAGGACAGAGTAGCACAACGCATGGATAGCATCTTTACTCGCATTAAGCAAGTGGAGTTGAAGAAAGGGCATAAGATGTTGACGGACCGTTTGGAACAAATGAAAGTTGCAGCTCCTAATATGGGAAGCCTTAAAATAAAAGAGTTTCCCACTAAGAGACTTACTGTAACCGGGCTTCGTGCGTACCTCAATCAGCTCCGTAACTACGAAGATTTCCATCCGGACATTATAGTTATTGATTACTTAGAATTGATGACCAACATCGATAACACCATGTCAGAGTATATGGCACAGGAGCGAATTGCTCAAGAGTTACGTGGTATCGCCGTAGAACATAAGTGCCTAGTCTGGACCGCCACTCAAACTAACCGTAAAGGTAAGGAAGTGGATATTATAACCGATGCTGAGTTAGCTGATTCTTATGGCAAGATTCGCGTATGTGATTTAGCATTTTCGATTAATCAGAAAGAACAGGAGTTTGACGAAGGGAAAGCTCGTATGTTCGTAATGAAATCTCGTAATGGTAGAGCGCGATACATCGTGCCTATTCGTATCGATTACAGTAGACTTGTAATCTCGCAACAATGAACGTTCAAAAATTTCCCCAGTACAAACATCCGATGACTGTCTATACAGGCATAAAAACATTTAAAATTAAACAGGAGTCTTTAACAAAAGATAACTTGTATGGGTGTGTAGAGTTTCCGAAGTCTCTCCTGACGATTGACCCCAACCAATGCGTTGAAGATTATAAAGGTACATTACTACACGAGATTTGCCATATTGGATACGAAGTATTCGGTTTAAATGACGATGACGAAATCCCTAGCATGAGCAACGAATATCTCACGAGTGTAACCTCTAATATGATACAGCAACTTGCAGGATTAAACCCTAAATTATTTCAATTTATTTTCGCAGACAAATGATTAATATCAAAGACATTTACGATAATTTAGAAGATACCTATATGGATATCACTAAGAAATACATCGCTATCTCGGAGCATAACTTCCAGGAAGCGATGGCGAACCACCCATCCACCTTCGCGTTTTTCGCCGGGGTCATGGCATATGCGAAGAAGGAATTAGACCGGGCGAACCTTTTGTTTGAGACCAGAGAAGCCGAGGCAAGAGAGGCTCGTAGAGAAGAACTTCTCCAGAAAGGTCAGAAAGCCACAGACCGTGCGCTTGATGCCTATCTTAAAACACAACCTGAGCTCCAGACCATCCAAAAGGGTATGCTGGTTATGGCTCACCGATATAATTTATCCAAGAATATTGTGTCTAGTTTGGACCATCAAAAGGATATAATAATACAACTGTCTGCTAATAAGAGAGCAGAAGCTAAACTAATTGAACAACTTTAAAAACTATGGTTAACATCGAACAACTAAGAAAAAAATACGAACAAATTAATAACCCGGGAGGAAGCAGCAACGCCGAGTTTCTCAGCAAATTCTTTATGATGGAGGAAGGTACTTCTCTTGTACGAGTTCTTCCCTCCAAGGATGAAGATAGTGAATTTTATGCTGAGACTGCCATTCACCGTCTCAATGATAAGAATTATCATTGCCCCCGCATTAAGGGTGACAAGTGTCCTGTATGTGATACTTATTACGACATGTGGAAGGAAATTAATGCGGTTGGTAAAGACACTCCGCAAGGTAAGGAAATGGCTGACATTGCACGTCAGATTAAAGCCTGGAAACGGTACTACATGAACGTAGTAGACCGTAGAGATAACTCTGTTAAGATTCTGTCAGTAGGACAAAAGCTTTTTGGTAAGGTTCTCGACTGTTTCTTTGATGAGGACTTTGGAGATATCACCGACCTAAAAACTGGTTGGGATTTCAAGATTGTTAAAGACACTCAAGGACAATGGCCAAACTATGATAAGTCTGCACCAAAACCAAAATCATCTTCCGCAGGAACTGCTAAGGAGAACGCAACTTACATGGATGAGCTTCATGACATTCACGGTCTTGTAAAGGTCGCTGAGTATGACGAACTCAAGTCTTTAATGACGGACCTTGTAGCTACTAACACTCCAGCGGAGGATAATCTAGGAACAGATTATCAAGCACCGAACGCAGATGACCAGGACTATATGTCCCATCTGAAAGACCTTAAGGTGGACTAGTTCATGGCAGATAAGCTAAAGGTCTTAGCTTGTCCATCGAATCACGGAGGGTGCGCTTACTATCGCATCCTCCTACCGATGGAAAAACTGCAACAGTTATATCCTGACGAAGTGGAGATTCGTTGGGATGATAACCCTTTAGGGTGGACTTCCCCCTCAGGAGAAGGGGAGAACATGGTACCCGGACAGCAAACTCCTCCGGATTATGACTATGAAAATTTGAAATGGGCTGACGTGGTATTCACGCAGAACATTCATAACTATGGAGGGCTTTATACTCTTCACATACTACAGAAGGCTAATGAGTTTGGAGCCTTTACACACTTTGATACAGACGACCTTCTTACTGACCTGTACGAAGGACACCGTTTGTACAATGTCTACACGGAACAAAAACTAGATGAGATAACAAAATACATTTATAATAATGTAGATTTGGTTACAGTAACGCAAAGAAAGTTCGCGGAACGTATAGCCGAGTTTGTGAGAGGAGCGTTAGTGGTAATAAAGAACACGATAGATTATAGCTTACCACATTGGAATCTACCCAAAAAGCCTAAGCCCCGTAAGAAGTTTACCAGGATAGGCTGGGTAGGAGGAATTCACCATGACGTGGATGTAAAACATTTTGTTGGAATTCCGTGGCTAGTAAATCAAAAAGTAGGAATGGAGAATGTTCACTGGGGTTTCTATGGGAAACCCCCTATGGCTCCCGAGGAAAGGGATTGGCAGTGGGATGTTTGGGAAGGTTATGAACGTATGTTTAAGGCAGGTTTTAAAGGACATAGAAATTACAACATATTTCCCGCAATGCCCCCCAATACCTACGGAGAGATGTACACCAATATCGACATCAACATGGCAGTCTTGGATAACAATGCTTTTAATGATTCTAAGTCTGAGATTAAAGCTATTGAGGGGGCACGGTATGGCGTACCGTTGATTGCAACTGACGTCGGATGTTACGATGAACTAATTGTTAACGGGGAGACAGGTTATCTTATTGACCCTGTCAACTCTAAGAGTGAATGGCTGAGAGTTCTCACTAAGTGTATCAAGGACCCAAAACACGTAGCAGAGATGGGACGTAATTTAAAAACGGTCTGTGACGGTTTATACGACATTAACAAAGTGGTAGGACAACGTCTCACTTTATATAAAGACCTTATGGGGCTCAAGGCTCAAGCACTGGCTGAAGCTCAGGATTTCCAAAAGACCAAAGCAGTAGTCGAGTCTCCTCACCAAGTACATTATAACCAACCTATTGATTGATGAAATATCTCAGCGTAGTTGCCGTTATGAAGGATGAACTTCCTAATTTGGAAGAGTGGTTAGATTTCCACCGGGGGGTAGGAGTAGAGCATTTTTATTTATACGATAATGGAAGTACGGATGGCACTCATGGGTTTATCAAAGACCAGGAGCCCTCGGACATTTCTTATTTTAATACAGATATGGATATGTGCCAACTCGCATGTTATTATAATGCGCTAACCGCATTTAATGACCAGTCTCAATGGATGGCATTCATTGACCTAGATGAGTTTCTCTTCTCCCCCAAGGGGGATTTGCGGGAGGAGCTTAAAAAGTTTGAGGGAAGCGCCCCAGGAATTGCAGTGAATGAAGTGTTCTTTGGTTCTAACGGACATAAGACGCGACCTGAGGGAGGAGTGTTAAAGAATTATACCAAACGTCGCAAAGATATTGACAAGCATATTAAAAGTATATGTCAGCCCCGATACACTTTGTGCCCTGCGGGAAATCCCCACTCGTTTTACTATACTCAAGGGATGGCTCTCGACGAGAAGCATCAGAACTCTCCGGGTCCGTTTAGGTATCCCGGTACGGCAGATACTTTTCGGGTAAATCATTACTGGGTTAAATCTAAAGAGGAGTACGAAAGGAAGCTAACCAGAGGCAGAGCTGATGTCCCTTCTCGCGACCCTAAGTTTAGGTATACTACTGGTATAGGAAGGAAGTTGGAGGATGTGTGGAAACAAGACAATGAAATGGAAGACACTATAATTTTGGACCATGTCAAAAATAAAAATAATCTCCGGCTGGTCTAAAGAAGGAGGCTCCACATTTTCGTTGATGGAGCTATGTGACCTTTTTAATGAACGAGGTCATGATTGCACTTTCTATGGTCCTCATCCATGGCACTTGGATAAGTGTCGGGGTGACCTTAGCCATAACTTTTGTTTCGAAGAGGGAGATGTTACTATAGGACACTTTATCCATATGCCTACCCGACCTCCTCAACCACGACGACTGGTTTTGAGCTGTCACGAAAAAGCTATCTTCCAGTTACAGAAACTTGAGAGTGAGATTTCCGGGTTCGACGATATAAGGTTTATCAGCGAGAATCAAAAGGAATGGCAGGGCGTAGAGGGTATTGTAATACCTAACACGATTCGGGGCGTAGCGGATTCAGGAAACCACCCCCAAGGCGTGGCTGGAGTTATAGGAACCGTATGTCCCCTAAAAAGAACTCATGTATCCATTGAGCGAGCTTTCGCTGATGGAATAAAAAAGGTTTTAATTTACGGCAATAGTTTGGATAAAAGTTACTTTAATGATATTATAAAACCACTCTTAGGAGAAAAGGTAATCTACATGGGAATGGAATTAGACAAACAAAAGATATATGATTCTATTTCATGTGTTTACCAATCCAATTCTAACGAGCTTCCTGAAGCTTTCGGAAGAGTACGCGCTGAATGTATCAGAGCGGGTATTCCGTATCACGGCAACGAGAATGCTACTACCGAATTTGAGCTCTGGGAGGAAGACACAATTTATAATACATGGAAGGAATTTTTAGAACTATGACAGTAGGCATTATAGGGTATGGAGAGATAGGACAGGCTTTAGATAAGCTTTATATTCAGTACGAGTATATTCCTCTCATTAAAGACTTAGACCGGGATGATGGTTTGGGTGGAGTAGACGTTTTGAACATTGCTATTCCTTGGAGTCATTCCTTTATCTCCGATGTCCAGAGCTATATTGCCGAGATTAAGCCGCGTTTAGTTATTATTCATTCCACTGTCCCACCCGGCACAACCCGGGAGGTTGGAAAGACGTTCGGTAACATCGTTCATTCCCCCGTCAGAGGAGTGCACCCAAATCTTTTCGAGGGACTACAAACTTTTGATAAGGTTATCGGAGGAGAAGGTTTTGCGGATGCCAAACAACATCTAGAAGACCTAGGGCTAAACGTAGTAGTTTACGAAACTTCTATGTGCTCAGAAGTGGCTAAGCTCTTAGACACCTCCTACTATGGTGTATGTATCGCATGGCATGATTATGCGAAGAAGTTGTGTGATTTATGGGGCGTCAATTTTGATGACGCACAGACCCATTACAATGAATCTTACAACGAAGGGTATACTAAATTAGGGAAACCTAATGTCGTGAGACCTACTCTCACTCCACCCGAGGGAGCTATCGGGGGACATTGTATTGTGCCTAACGCTGAACTTCTTAGAGAGGTTTTAGATTCGGCTCTCCTACAATCTATCACTAACCTCAAATGATTACTGACTCCTTTGCGAAAGATTTTGAATTCATCTACAACAAGGTGAAGAACAGAGACCACTTTTCGTTTAGCAAGTTTGCTGACGGAGAGTATATGATTTTGCGCAACGAGGAGATTACGAACTGCGACAACTGGACCTTCAATCCTACTGAACACTTCAAAGAACAACAGCTTCTACTCGACTCCTTTCAATATGAACACGAGGATTATTATGTGGGAATAAGCTGTCCTTGTTGTCAACCACACGACCACATTAAGTGGATGAGAGACCACGTAGGAACCCAGAATGTTACATGGGCAAACCTTTTTGTGAATGCTAACTACCCTATGTTCTTGGATAAAATGATACCCGAGTTCGCCACATGGGAGGGAAGAACTATTCTAGTAGCTAATGAGGCAGGTCAAGACCGTGAGCTTCCCTTCAAGGTGGATGAGTATGTTCCCTGCAACATGAAAGCTTTCTTACATCCTTATGTGGACAAGCATTTCGAAAAACTATTCACATTAGCTTTAGAGGAGGAAGGACAACTAATCCTCTTCTCTGCAGGACCTTTAGGAAACATGTTAGCCCACCAGCTACATCTACTCAATAAGAAAAATACGTATCTAGATATAGGGTCTACGATAAACCCCTGGATTGTAGGACCCAATCGAGGGTACTTAAACAGACCTCTCTACATGCTGACATCCTGTCAGTGGTAATATGATTCTTATTTGCTTTGGTACCCGACCTGAATGGTTGAAAGTAAAACCCTTACTTAAGGTTCTGGACAACTATCAGTTATTATTTACCGGACAGCATGAAGACTTACTCAAATCGGTTGAGGTTGATTACCGTATCACTATGGGAGACCATAGCAATAGGCTAGACGGAATTATAAGTGACTGCATGATTCAATTCCCTGAAGGGGGCTTTGATTCCGTACTCGTACAGGGCGATACTGCCTCAGCTTTTGGGTGCGCTCTTGCCGCGTTTAATAGGAAATTAAAAATCTATTACTTGGAGTCTGGACTCCGGACTTACCAACTAGACCACCCTTATCCTGAGGAGGGATACCGCCAGATGATTTGTCGTCTCGCGGACAAGCATTTCTGCCCTACGGAGTTGGCGGCACGAAATGTAGAGGAAGAGAAGTGTGGAGGAACTATAGATGTTGTGGGGAATACGGTATTAGATAATCTAGTTCACTACCGGGATAAGTGTAGCTATGGCGACCAAGTCTTGGTAACCCTACACCGCCGAGAGAACCACCACCTAATGCGTGAGTGGTTTCTCCAACTAGAGGATATTGCTCGCTGGAACCCCAACCTGGAGCTTATTATACCCCTTCACCCTAACCCTAATGTTCAGAAGCATAAAGATGTTTTTAGGTATGTTAAAGTTGTTGACCCATTAGAGTATCCCGATTTATTAAATTTGTTAGTTAAATCTAAGTTTGTTATAACCGACAGTGGTGGACTGCAAGAGGAAGGCAGTTTCTTTAACAAGAAGGTTATTGTGTGTAGAGAGTGCACGGAAAGACCTGAAGCTATCGCGACAGGACACCTGCACATGTGCTCTAAACCAGAACTCCTTAAAGATATTGTTACTTCTGTGAATAGAAATCCTATAATAACACAACCGTGTCCTTATGGGGACGGAAACTCTGCTACTCGTATAAAAGACTTATTATGGCAAAAGAAAAAAATAGAATCGTAGGAATTTCCACGGGTGGACACGATGTATCCTATGCTATCCTTAAAGATGGACGACCCGAAAAACATGCGGAGTTAGAAAGATACACTCGTATTAAGGAGTGCGCTGGAGATGCCGTAGAATTTTTGTTGGAGAACGAGGACCTGTCCGACGTATCCCATGTATGCAATTTAATAAACCCGTATAAGGGAGGTATACAGAAACGTTTCCCTGAGTCCTGGGCAAAGCTTCGAGACACTCTTAATAAGACCGGAGGCGAGTACGTTGAAGTGGGACATCATAGGTCTCACGCCGCCAACGCATTCTTTTCCAGTCCTTATCATGAATCTCTTATCATTACAATTGATGGTGGGGGCTATTGTGATGGGACTGGGGAAGTTAAAGTTACTTGTGTTACCGTCTGGGTAGGGCAAGGAAATAAAATACAACATATTAGTACTTTCCCGGATGCGTTTAACCCCGGTAAGTTCTGGAGCGATTGCACTAAAAATATTTTTGGACTCTCTATTGGTCCTCCCATAGGAAATCAATGTGGTACTGTCATGGGGATGGCGGCATGTGGAGACCCGGTCAAATATGTGCGAGAATTCCTGGAGGACCCACTTTTTATGCATCACCAAGGGTTTGACGAGTTCACTAGACCAAGTGACTTTGTGAAGAAGGGAGGAGCGCGAAATGAGCTCCCGGGATTTGATTTTGAGAAGTGGGCAGAGAGAGCTAAGGAGTCCGAAACCGAACAGTTCAATATAGCTGCTGGTCTGCAACGGGCGACTGAGATTGCCATGCGCCAGTTGATAACCCAGATTATAGAACATACCCACAACGTAACCAACCATAAATTTGATAAACTATGTTTAGCGGGAGGCGTGGCTCTGAATTCAGTTATGACAGGGAAGCTCTATGAGTGGTTCCCTCACTTCTCACAAATTTATATTCCTCCGGTTCCCTACGATTCCGGGTTAGCTATAGGCTCCCCCCAATACTTATATCATCACGTTATGGATAATCCTCGCGTGGATTTTGGGGATTGCTTTACTCCATACATGGGAGGGGAATATAACAAGAGGGAGATTATGGAGGTAGTTAATAATACCAGCGGCATCGAGTGGAGAGAAGCTAGTGCTGATGAAGTCGTAGATTTACTCACGGAGAAAAAGGTAGTGTCCTTATTTGGAGGACCTTCGGAGTGTGGAAGACGGGCTTTAGGGAATAGAAGCATCGTAGCTGACCCTAGGTTCGATGATATTAAAGATATTGTCAATGAGCGCGTAAAACATCGGCAGTGGTTTAGACCCTTTGCTCCCTCTATATTGTGGGAAAAATGTGGAGAGTGGTTCGACCGACCCATTCCTAGCCCCTACATGTCTTTCGTCAGTAGGTTCGCTACCGAACCATTAGAAGATAAAGTCCCCGGGGTGGCGCACTTTGATGGCACTGCCAGGACTCAAACGGTGACGAAGGAAAGTAACCCTTGGTATCATAGTTTCATTTCTAAATTTGATGAGAAGACTGGGGTACCTATGATTCTCAATACCAGTTTCAATGATAGAGAGCCTATTGTTGAAACCCCACAGGATGCTATGAATTGTTTTTATAAAACAGAGATTGATTATCTGTATTATTTCGACTATAATATTTTGGTAAACAAATCATGATGAAATCTCCCTGGACGACCGATTACATAAATGACGTACAAGTAATAGGTATGTATAAATCCGGTACTAATTTCGTAGAATGGAGTCTTAATAATAACTTTGAGGACATAGACTACCGGGACATAAGCCGGAGGATGAGACGTACTAGGATATGCCCCGTCACTAGAGAGAGTTTACCGGAGCCGAAAATTGGTGAGTGGGGACAGTTAATAGCTATCAAGCATCTATTTCCCGGTCTAGATATTACTTGGAACAATACAATTGCCATTTACCGGGAGTTTGATGTGTGGGCGAATTCCATGAAAGAGTACACCGAGAAAGACGACACGGTCTTTAACATACCTCTTCAAGAGGGATGGGACAACTGGTGGAAGGGAATCAACGAACAGTTAGACCCGGAGCGTACGATTGTAGTGGAACACAGTTGGGCTGTAAAGAATTACAGCGATTTTATGAATCTTATTGTGGATAAATTTGGATACACTTTAAAGAAAGATTTCCGAGCCCCATCTTTCCGTTTAGATAAGGGAGGGGCTGAGGCAGTCGAGACTGAGGAGCCGTTCTCCCTATGATTACCACTATTCTCAACTGTTACAAACGGACAGACTATTTGAAGGAACAGATAGAAGCTGTACGCGCCCAGTCCATACCTGCTGAGGATATATGGATTTGGTACAACAAACCCGAAGACAGGGAACAAATAGAGTTGGAGGCACCGGGATGTAAAACCATAGTGTGTAATCACAACTTTAAGTTTCACGGAAGGTTTGCTTTAGGGCTCCTCGCCCAGACCCCCTACGTTGCATTCTTTGATGATGACACCGTACCTTCTCCCCGTTGGTTTGAGAACTGTATGACCTCTATAGATTTAGGTTATGACGGTATCTTGGGGGCGATTGGGGTGGTGCTTCAAGGCGAGGCGTATGCTCCTAATTATAAAGTGGGTTGGGATTTTCCCAACGATAAAATCGAAGAGGTTGATTTAGTTGGTCATGCATGGTTTATGAACAAAGAGTACTTAAGATACCTTTGGTACGAAGAGCCTCTCAGTTGGGAGAACGGGGAGGACATGCAGTTGAGTTATCTCGCACAGAAGCACGGAGGAGTGAAGACATACGTCCCACCCCACCCCGAGGATAACACAGAGATTTGGGGTAACAACCCCAAGACGGCAACTGAGTATGCCAATGATGAGAATGCTAATGGGTTCCATGTGCAGTCTCACTTTCCTCTACGCCAGCAAGTGGCAGCTACTCAAATTCGTAATGGGTGGCAAACTGTACTGAAACGAAACAATGAACTTCAAGGATAAAAATATTTTAATCACCGGAGGTTCCGGTTTCTTAGGTAAGGCTTTAGTTAAAAGGTTGCTAGGTACGGCTAACCACATTCGGGTCTTGTCTCGGGATGAGGGACAACTCATTGAACTAAAGCAGGAGTTCCCGGAAGTGGAGATTTACACCGGAGACATTGGCGATGAATTTACAGTACACCAAGCGGCATACGGAATGGATGGTATCTTTCATTTGGCGGCTTTTAAACATGTAGGGTTGGCTGAGAAGTTTGCCAGTGAATGCACCCGGTCCAATGTGTTGGGAAGCATGAATGTTCTGTCTGCCAGTATGGTATACGATTTAGAGTTCGTGGTGGGAATCAGTACAGACAAAGCCGCACAGGTAGCAGGGGTATACGGAGCCACCAAACTGCTTATGGAAAGACTATTTAAGCAGTACGAAGATGTGAACGATAAATGCCAGTATCGTATTGTACGCTATGGGAATGTATTACACTCTACAGGCTCTGTTTTATGTAAATGGAAAAAACTTTTAGAGAACGGGAAGGAGTGCTTAATAACCGAACCCACTGCCACGCGTTTCTACTGGAGCGTGGACCAAGCTATAGATTTGATTTTTGAATGCTGTGATGAAGCCGAGGACTCGTCACCTTACTGTCCTGCAATGAAGGCTATGAAAATTGCTGACCTATTCACAGCCATGAAGAAGAAATATGGCGTTGAAGCCCCTCTTCCTAAAATTATAGGATTGCAACCCGGGGAAAATTTACATGAAAAGGTTCTCGATGATGGACCTTATTCCAACGAGGTGGAACTATACACCGTTAAAGAAATTATGGAGATGGTATAATGAAAGACCTAACCTTACTTGTAGGCACTTGTGATAAATACAGTTTTTTATGGGATAACTTTAAAACCCTAGAACAACGCTACTTAGGGCTGAAGGACTGTCCTAGGGTTGCGTTCTCCGAGTCCATGGAATTCGGGGACGGCTATACGACTTCCTTTGAGGGGAAGGGAAAGAATTCAGAGGTGTGGTCTAACCGACTGCTCAAGGCTCTGAAGGAAGTAGACACAGAGTTTGTTTTCTTCGTATTGGAAGACTACTACTTCACCAGAGAAATTCCCCAAGAGGATTTTGAACAAATTGTACAGCTGTTAACAGCTACAGACTTTAATAAGTTTATGTATGTGAACCAGTTACGTTCTTATAAAGTAGCCGACACTCTGTGGTTTGAGAAGCGCATGAAGCTTTTTGGAACCCCATTCATTCAGCACCCTACAAGTGACTACTTGACCTCGGTTCAACCAGCTGTGTGGAGAACCTCTTTCCTTAAGGACTGCGTACACCGTGACTGGAGCCCATGGGATTTGGAGATTAAAGGAACCAAAGAGATAGCGGGAGAAAATAATAAAATACTTTTATATCATAGTGATGATATTTATTTTAATGCCGTACGCTCGGTAGGAGAAACTTCGGCAGAAAAACGTATTGCTGTCTCCGAGGGATGGGAAGAAGTGAGAGATAAGGAAAATCTAAAAGAAATTGTTTTACCTAAATAAATCATGGCTAAATTTGTAAATAATTCGGATAACGATGTGTTCATCGACCTAGGGAAACTAATTCTGATTAGACCGGGGGAAGTAATTGATTTACCAAAAGCGAATTCCTGTCCTCCTCTCACCCTTATTCCTCCCACACCCAAGAAGAGGAAACCTAAGGTGACCGCCAAAAAATCTCCTACACCGCCTGTAAGTGGAACTATATAATTGTATGCATCCACTCCACCGCCGAAGACTACGTATCATCAAAGCTCAGCGCGAAGCTGCTGCCAAAGCCGCCGCCAATGAATCCATCTTGGAAAAAGCTAAGAAGGCTATGTCTTCTAAGAAGCCCAAGAAATCCGATAAGTAGGGGAAGTATAAGTCAAAAACTTTCCCGCCATGTCTATAATAAGGCATGGCGAATATTTTAGACGACATCTGTAAGAGGCTCGATGGAGCCAATCTCCTGTCCGAAGAGGGGCAGGTTCACGGGTATGTAGATTCCGGTTCCTACGCTCTCAACAAGATTATTTCGGGAGAGTATAATGGAGGATTTCCCATCGGAGGTATTACAGAGATTTACGGTGAATCTTCGACAGCAAAAACAGTATTTCTTACTCATGCGTTCGTAGGAGCGCAGAAGCAGGGATACTATACGATTATGGTAGATAACGAACATGCGTATTCTCCTTCATTTGCTGAGACTTTAGGTGTTGATAGTGAAAGATTAATTTACACGATGCCGGAAACTATGGAAGATTGTTTTGAGACAATCGAAAAAGCTATACGAGCAATTCGTGAAACCGATAAAGATACCCCCATTGTTATTGGGTATGATTCTATCGGTGTGTCCCCCACAAGAAAAGAAATGGAGGGGGACCTAGGTAATAATAGTGAAATATCGGGTGCTTTGAGAGCAAAAGTTGCTGGACAATGCTTACGACGCATTAATCCCTTACTAAGAAAACACAAAGCCTGTCTTATCATTATTAACCAAGTTCGTAGTAAAGTTGGTTTGGTGTTTGGTGACCCACGCACAAAAGCTGGAGGAGGCAAAGCTCTCCTTTATTATTGTGCCGTGTCCCTCGAAGCTGCATCTGGAAAAAGTGATATACTATACGATGATGTTAAAAACCCGACTGGAATTAAGGGCACTATGAGATGTGTAAAAAACAAAGTAACTGTCCCCTATCAAGATTGTGATTTTAAACTTCTGTATAATGAAGGATTGCAGCGAGACTACGGACTAACCAATTCAGCCTATAAAAGTGGAGTAGTGACTTCCCCCTCTAAAGGTTGGTACTCTTTGGATGGCAAGAGCAAAGCTCGTGCCGCCGATTTAACTTCAACCCTCTGTGGTATGATAGAAGAAGGAACCTTAATATGAGCCGTTTAATTAAACTCGATAAATTTGTGGATTCTCGTGGGTGGAGTCTTAACGATATCTATTCTATGTTCAATCCTAAGCTAGTAGATGCTAATGACTACCAAATAAATTATTCTATATTATATCCTGGTATTGTTAAGGCGTGGCACAGACACAAATATCAAGATGATTATTTCTGCATCCTTAAAGGCATGGCTCAAGTAGGCTTATATAGCAAGGAGAAGGGTATTGAAAAACATTTTATTGGGGAACATAACCCTGCAATAGTTCATGTGAAGGCAGGAGAATGGCATGGGCTAACTGCTGTTGGCAATGAACCGTGCGGTTTATTATACCTTGTTACAAAGAAGTATAACTCCGATGAGCCTGACGAGGAACGTGCGTCATGGAATTCATTTGGGGATGACAGCTTCTGGTATCCGGAGTGGAAGTAATGGTTGATTTTATGGTTGAATCGATAGGTTTTATTATAGGATTCTTATTTATCATTTTATGGGTTCCTATGGCGGGATGGCAATGTGGAGTAGCATCGGCAGAATTAATAACAGAGATGTTTAGAAAGGATGAAGACCACAGGAAGCCCACTCCCCAAGAAGACCCCATCCCAGACCGCGAAAAAAGACCTAAGAAATTATCAGGCAAATCTTCAAAATCTAGCTATCCTGTGATAGAAGACTATACTGAGGAATACAAAATTACTAACCCCGTAGACTTTTAGCCCTAGATATACATGAGGATTATCTTATGATTAACGAAGTAAAGGCTAAATCCGGTAACAAAAAGGTTTCTCCTACAAAAAGGGGGAAGCTAGATACGGGCAAAAAAGCTCGTGTTCCCGTTCACGCTTCTATTAGCGATGCTCTTAGTAAGCACAGTTACGGACATTACTTTACGACTCCAGCATCAGATAGGATTTATGTTATAACGCATGGTACATGGGGAGAGAAATCTAAAGACAAAGTTGTAAAGGGATTTCCTGGAAAGACCGATATCAATGTAATTAAAGCATATTCCAAAAGAACCAATGTGAAGCATGGTCCGGCAAAGATGCCAACCAGTTCCAAAGGTAAAGCCAAAGCTGGTTATGCCACTAAAAAATATAAAAACTTAGAAAAAAGAAAGACCCCGCTAGATTAATGCCTAAAATATACACACCCAAAACGAGCTACTTCTCTGAACAAAGAGTTCAGAAGATGGCGAAGGATGTAATACGGGATAGTACGCAGGACAGAAAACTGGCACTTGAGGCTTTTGAGTATTTCAAAGAAATGGTAGGTGACAATCCTCTAGACGATAAAGCTAAGGCAGAAATGTCTAAGGCGTTAGACCTTGCTCAAGGTGCAAACGATAAGGTTGTTAAGATACTTGATTTGATGCTTAAGATGACTCAAGCAGAAATGAAAACCTCTAAAGCGACGGACCCAATGTCGTTTGAAGACCTGAGCAAATGATGCGGAAAGAATTTAAAAACAAATTTATCGTCTACTCTCACTCCCTGGACAGGTTTATACCTATTAAGAAGTTGGATGACGATGAGTTGGATTCTTTGGTCATGGATATGCTTGATGCCATTACCACCCCAAGGTATTCCATTACGGAGTACGTGAGTTTTATATTGAAGCATTTGGTTATAGGCTACGATGAGGTAATGAAGGAGTGCAAAGAAGACGGTGCGCCCGAGGCATTGTTTGAGTGTGTGACTGAAATTTATCAAGGCTTCTCATTAGAGATGATAAACAAAACTATCAACGCTTATATTGAGGAGAAGGGAGGTCGTTCCAAGACCACACGAAGAAAGAAACCACTTACTTACTCTGACCTGTCCTCTATTGAGAACCAGATAAAAGAGATTATAGTAGGGCAGGAGGAGCCAATAACCGAAATAATGCAACAGCTTAGGTTAATGCGTTCTGGGTTATCGGACAATTCAAACCTCTTCTTCATTGGACCTACAGGTGTGGGCAAGACTGAGTTGGCTCGCGTCCTGGCGAAAAAAGTGTTGGGGTCGAAGAAGAAGTTGTTAAAGATAAACTGTGGTGAATACTCCAACTCTCATGAGTATGCCAAATTGGTTGGAAGCCCACCGGGGTACATTGGACACAACGAGAAGGGCATCCTGTCAGAAAAGGCTGCAAAGACTAATGAGTGGGTTATAGTGTTTGATGAGATTGAGAAGGCTCACTCGAAACTTTTTGACCTTCTTCTGAATCTTATGGATGAGGGAACAATAACTGATTCTCATGGAGTTGAATTAGATTTTACCAAGTCTTTGTTATTGTTTACTAGCAATATTGGTTTACGTGAATATGTAGGAAAAACTACTTTAGGCTTCGGAGATGTGCAGCATACGTACGATAATGCTAAGGAAAATATAGATAGAGTTTTCAAAGAGAAATTTTCTCCGGAATTTAGGAACCGTTTAGACAACACTATATTCTTCAACGCACTAAATAAAGATGACGCTGAAAAGATAGTTCGCTTACAGCTTAAGGAACTTCCCATACGCGTCACTAAAAAACTGGTGCATTTCATCACCGAAAACGCTTTTTCCGAGGAATTCGGTGCTCGAAATATCAAAAGGTTTATTAAAAACAACATTTCAATTAAGATTGCAGATGAAATCCTGAAAGGGGGAGACTCTGTAAAATACAAACCATTATTTAAAAAGAATGAATTCATCGGAGTCCAAGCCTGTTAGACTGTCTATGTCCAATCTCCTCCCTGTACTTACCTGTGCTGTTGCTGTAGCTGTGTCATGGGGTACTCTGGACGCTCAAGTAAATGAATTAGAACAGAAGGTTTCCACCTTGGAGGAGAGGACTCTGGTGCAACTGGAAAGCCTCAATGAAGGTATGAATAATCTCCGTGTAGAACTGGCTAAAGTATCCAACGACCTAGAGTGGATGAAAGACCAGATGAAAGAAAACTAGGTTTTCGGGTCCGTTTCGGGGCAACAGGACTATAATAGTATACATAAGGGCAAAAGCCCAGGAGACAAAAATGCACAGTAAAGAATTTTCTTATAAGCCTGGAACTGATTCGAACCCCTCTGTTTTGGTGACTGCTGAAAATCAGCACACCCTGCGGGGCTTCAACACAAATTACATGACCAAAGGTCAAGCGACCCGAATTCGTAATGAGTGGCGAAGGATTGAGAATCAGCCCTGGAAGCTCACTACTAAAGAGCGCGTTCTAATGAAGCGAGTTGGCTCACCAGCCAGGAACTCCTTCCGTTTGTACCGTAAAGAGTACATTAGCTAGAACGAGTTTAAGTTTTACCTTTTAATAGCGTAGGATTTTCCTACGCTATTTTTTTATTTAGTGCTATAATAAGCGTATGAAAGGTATTGTATTAGCTGGGGGTCTAGGTACTCGTTTGCACCCTCTCACACATGCGACTAACAAACACTTGTTACCTGTATATGACCGACCGATGGTATACTATCCGTTACAAACACTTGTAACTGCGGGTATTAAAGATGTTATGGTGGTAACTGGTGGTCCTCATGCTGGGGACTTCATTCGTGTATTGAAAAATGGAGAAGACTTAGGTCTGGAGAAATTAAGTTATGGATATCAAGAAGGAGAAGGAGGAATCGCTGATGCTCTCGCTATGGCTGAACCTTTCGTCGGTGGTGATAGCTGTGTCGTCATTCTTGGCGATAATATTATTGCTGATGACATTTCTAATGTGGTTGAGCATCATGAGTCTATGGGAGGCTGTCAAATCCTTACCAAACAAGTTCCGGACCCGGAAAGGTTTGGTGTAGTTGAGTACGAACCTGTAGGGAGAGGAATAAAGGATATTATTGAGAAACCTGAGAATCCTCCGTCTGATGATGCAGTTATAGGTTTGTATATGTATGATAATACAGTATTCGACCGTATCAGGAGCCTAAAACCATCGGCTCGTGGTGAGTTGGAGGTTACAGATTTGAATAGGTCTTACCTCAGAGACGACCAACTAGAGGCACACAAACTTCACGGCACGTGGATTGATTGTGGTACATTTGATTCTCTAGCTCACGCAACCCAAAAATTCTATGAAGACAAGAATCAAGAATAAAACAATTGTGGTAACGGGAGGCTGTGGGTTCATAGGTTCTCGTTTTATTAATTACGTATACTATAATACGCCACATAATATTATAAATGTGGACAAATATACTTATGCCGCAGACCACGACCGACTACCTATCTCCATTCGTGACGATAATGATAGGTATCACTACCTCAAAGCAGATATTTGTGATGACATAATTAAGCATGAAGAGATTGAGAATGCGGACTATGTGGTTAACTTTGCCGCTGAGAGCCACGTAGACAACTCTATTGAGGACGGTAAGCCATTTGTGGATACGAACATAGGAGGAGTCTACAGTCTCTTAGAACAGTTTAGAAACGCTCCTAACCTAAAGAGATTCGTTCAGATTTCTACGGATGAAGTTTACGGAGACATGGACGATTATAGAGGAACTACCCATGCAACAGAATCATTTTCGCTTAAACCATCTTCGTACTATTCGGCTTGTAAGGCATCGGCGGACCTATTGGTACAGTCGGCTGCGAGAACGTTTGGACTCAAATACCTCATCACCCGAACCTGTAACAATTTCGGACCAGGACAAGACCCGGAAAAGTTCCTCCCCAAAATCGCTAAATGTATCGGGGAAGGAGGAAATGTTCCTGTTTACGGAGATGGAGAACAGGTAAGGGAATGGATGTACGTGGATGATAATGTGGAAATAATCTATGGGTTAATGATGACGGCTCCCGACAATCAGGTTTATAATATCGGGACAGGGTATAGTCGGACCAACAATGAAGTGGTGGATATGATTAGTGATGCATTAGGAGAAAATGTTAAATACGAATATGTGGAAGACCGTCTAGGACATGATAGACGGTACGCACTTGATTGCGCTAAAGTGGATGAATACCTTTTAGACCACTTCATTCCTTACAGCCTAGACAATTATATTAAGGATACCTTTGGGAAATGAGATTAGAAGGAAAAAGAATTTTAGTAACAGGTGCGCATGGACGACTAGGGAAAGAGTTAGTTCCCCTCCTGCGTAAAGAAGGAGCTAGAGTTATGGCTCCCAGCCGCAAGGAATGGGATGTAAGTGCTTTTCCCTGTGGCTTGGCAATGCCCGAAGACCCAGATGTTATTATACACGCGGCGGCTTACACAAATGTTGCGGGGTCAGAGGTAGAAAAAGATGAGTGCCGACTAACAAACGTTGACGGAACTCTCTCAGTTGCTAAATTGGCCAAACAGACAAAAGCTAAATTAGTTTATATATCTTCAGATTATGTTGATGTACATCCTATGGGCTTCTACGCCTTTACCAAGAAGGCGGGAGAATCATTTGTAGATAAGAATAAGGGGTTAATTATAAGAACCTCATTTAAACCAAGGGGTTTGTGGGGGGAGAATAAATTAGAGGGAGTGTTTCATCCTGTTTATACCAATGCGGATTGGGTGGATGTTATTGCCTCTAAGGTTGTGGATGTAGTTTGCTCAGACTTGACAGGTATGGTGAATGTGGGAACCTCACCTAAAACCTTAAAAGACTTAGCAATCCAAGAGTATCCAGAGGTGGAGGAAATACCTGTAGAAGAAGCAGATGAGTTATTAGGGTATATTTATCCACGAGATACTACTATGGAACTAACTATATAATAATACTATGCCACGATATGACCCTTGGACAAAAAAGAGGCACGGATTCCCTCGTACAGACTCCCCTGCTTTTCAAAGAGAATGGAAATCACTAGGTTCTAGTGGTGTTCTTTTGGATGATACCGCTTCACAGATAGTTGTAAAAGCCGCTTCGGGACCCTCTGAATCAGGTGTAAGTGGTACTTTATATCTTTGGGGTCTAGGTATGTGTACAACTAATAGCGCGGCGGCTGGAGGACATATAAAGGATGATGCAGGAAATACCCTCGCTACTGTTGTGTCTACCCGTAATGGTCCGTTCTTCCTTCAATTACCTACTCCGATTAAACTTCCTCAAAATTCCAATCTGGTATACCATCAGATAATATATCGAGCGGAAAGTTATTTAACTCCTTTCTATTCAACTACGAGAGAACCTCAGGAGACGGGAACATAATGCCAGTCAATCCTTGGGGACCAGTAAGTTCGTTCGGAAGTGTCTTTAGAGATTCTCCTGGATTGCTACGAGAGAATGGATGGACATCCGTTTATCAAGTATTATTAGATGGTGCTGATGGAGCAAGTCGTGCTATATGTTCTGGAACAGGGGACAGCGGAACTTCTTATGATATCTTACCTATCTTAAAAGCAGGGGAAACATTGAATATATTTTCTATTCAAGGAGGCTCAGGTAATACTGGAGAGCCTCTACAATTTGGTCTACACGCGTCTGGAGATGGCACTTACGAGAGTGTCGCCGGAGATTCGTTATTAATGGTAGGTACTTCAAACGCTAACGGACCATGGTTCCAAGGATATGAATTACCTATTAAGATTCATGGACCAGCTAAAGTATGGTGGAATGGGTTAGAGACAGGGGCAGTTGCCACCTACAATTTCGTTACCATCGATTATATTGTTGTAGATGAGTCTGCAAGTATAGTTGAGTAGCCTCTGTAAATTAAATAATTAAAAATTATGAATAAATTACTTTTACTTTTGGCAGTTGCCTGTTTAGGTAGCTGTAGTGTTGCACAACCCGTATGGGATGGCACCAAAAATGTCGTAGGGACCGTTGTGGAAACTACGGAAGATGGTGTGGTCTGGGTATACGACCATTCGGTTGGATACCTACTTCCTCGTGAGGAAGAGACTGCTGATTCTGAGGAATAATTAATTTTCCTTTTGTTAATAGAGCCGTATTAATCTACGGCTCTATTCTCATATGGGGGGGGGAAGCATAAGTCAAAGCACTTGCTTCATGACCCTAGGGAAGCATAAGTCAAAGGGACTAGATAATAGTATGGACTCCCTCAACACCTGGAATAAGAAGAATCAGAAACGCAAGGAACTGAGGAATGCTCTGATTCTAGCTCCACTTATTTTGATAGTAACTGGCTTCGCAGTTGTAGGATTTTTGCGCCTATTAGAAGCCTGTAATATACTATAATAGGTGGTATAAGTCAAAGAGTTATTATGGCAAGAGCATTCATTCGAGGAAGGTCGTTCAACCAATATCTCAAAGTGGGATATAATGTTGTTCGTCGATTCCAAAAGGGAGATGAACCTGACAATGATAATGATTTGTTTGAATGGTTATGTTCTGCTCGGACTCCTGAAGCGGCGAAAAGAAAAGCGGCGAAACACGAAGGTGAAACAGAAATAATGGTCTTCAAAAAACAAGAACCTGTAAAAGATAACTAAAACGGTATTCTCGTCGTTATTATATTATAGCTCGCTCCCCTCCAAAATAAACATACAACTCCCTAAATACTATTGCCCCCCATGAAGCGTCCGAAATTACAACTCAATGTAGAGGGAGGAACAGGTGCTTTAATAAAACATCTTCTTCCCTTTGTAAATCTTGTAAGTACCAGAGCGGATAGAGACTTAGCCATTAATCTTTTGGGGTTTCAATCTCCTAGTCATTATGTATTAGCCGTTACGCAAGACAAACGCTATGGAGATATGTTGGCAATTATTCTTTTTCTTTTTATGTTAGATGATTATGAAGAACGAAAAGTATTTTGGGATAGGATAAGTTTCTCTGATAGATTTTTAGAGAGTCGTTTGAGCCAACTATGTGGTATGGATTTAGATGTTCCCACGGCACACGAATTGAATGAGGTTTGGGATTTGAAATTTCCCTACTAACTTTATGTTATGGGCGAAGTCCGTGAGCCGTGCGTAAGTGCTTACGCCACAAGGACTTACGCCTATTTTTATTTCATACATTAACTCCTTTGTAGGCAAGGACTTACGCCCATTGGATTTCCCATTTTGTTCTTGACAGGGAGAATGGATTTTGCTAAAATACAGCTTCATTGTAAACCCAAAACTCCTTTGTGGTCTACACAAAACTTAAATTCAAAAAACATAAAAATAAATCATGAAGTTCGTAATCGACGAAACAAAGAATGAAATGATTCATACTCTTATCGAGGGCGGTAAGAATGTGATGCTCACAGGTGCAACTGGCTCAGGTAAAACTACTTACTGTGTAGAAGTTGCTAAGAAACTTGGAATGGATTATATTGTAGTAAACTGTGGTTCCACGCAGGACGCTCGTACTTCATTACTTGGTTATTTCCAGTTGAAGGATGGTAACACCAGTTTTACACCTTCCGACTTTATTAAAGCTATCCAGAAAGAAAATACGCTCATTATTCTTGATGAACTTTCAAGAGCTTCTGATGACGCTTTCAACATCTTGTTTCCTATTCTTGACCACCGTAGGGAAATAAACATTGAAGAAGAAAATGGTGGTGAGAGAAACATTAAAGTGGCAGACGGAGTTAGGTTTGTCGCAACCGCAAACATTGGTTTAGAATACTCCTCTACGAGAACTCTTGACCGAGCTTTACAAGACCGCTTTATGACTTTCAATCTTCCATACATTACGGGAGAGGAAATGGAGAAGTTTATTGACGACAACCATGAACTCACCAAAAAAGATAAGGAAATGGTTGGAGTCTTATCCAAAGTTTACGATTACTCCCACAACCTTTTTGGGAAGGGCAAAATCGGAACGAGGATTTCAACTAGGTCTGTTCTCGATGTGATGTCTCTCGTTAAGGGAGGTTTCAAGATGAGAGATATTTTAGACCATGCAATTCTTTCGCAGTACGAACAGGATTCTAGCACCATTGTAAATGATGCAAACATTATTCGTGAGTACGCAGATAGCATGGGTGTTTACTTGGCAGACGATTCCGTTGAAGAAGAACTCTAATGAGCAAAACTGAAACCGTCGATATACAGCCTGTTAAGGCTGATGCAGAACTTATGTCTGCATGGCTTGGGGATATGGAAGATATTTCCATATCTCCCAAGTTGTTGTTCGACCTCCAAACCCTTTTGAGGCATTACGCAGACTTTCTTGTTCCAGATAAGAAAGTAAGTATTGATTATGCTTGCGAGGGAATTCCATGTGCGTCTGTGGATAAAAATCAAGTTTTTATTCCAGTTGATATGCTCAAGGAAGGTCGAGTAGATGAAACCATTTCCGCTGTGATACATGAGTTGCACCATATAAAACTCTCTGATGGAGAGACAGAAATATGTCGTAATTTGTTTCCCTATTTTAAGAGAATACTTAAAACTGTGGAAGTAGAACACTACGGTAGAAAGATGTCGTTATGGGATGCACTTGCTTCTCATGGCAACATGACTGCGAACCAGATAGTGCAAAGAGAACTCAAGCACAAGTATAAGGACTATATCTATCAATTCTTTGGTGATTTATTCCTTTTAATGAATGCTGTTGAAGATGTGCGTATTGATGAGATGCAACCTGAGAATCTTAAAAAGTATCGTTTCAAGCATGAAAAGATTTGTTACGATAAATTCGCAGAACGCATTGCCGAAGGCGAAATTGATACAAACACTTTGCATGGGCAGTTTCTGAATTCTTTGTTTCATTGGAAAGGTTATGTGAAAGATGATATTATCGCTAACAGCAACCTTACCTCTGATTTCATTAAAGATGTAGAAACACCTAATGACTACTTCCCAAATACTTTCCAGACTTTTGGAAAGGTTGTTCAAGACCACGCAGGAGCGTTGTGGAAACAATTTGAGGAGCAAACTGAAATGAACCAAAGTGCTATCTCTGATTTTCTCGCTGATGAAGTGGGAGAAGAAGGAGGTGATACTGGTTCTTTACAGGGGGATGAGGAGTTAAAGTTGGAACCCAAAAAGGCTTCCGATTGCACGGATGTGGATGCGGAATTTGTTGAACAGGTTCGACACGAACTTGGTGAAGACGATATCCGAGATTTATTAACAGCAATGGGAAACCCTGAAGGGGAGACTGAGGCTGACAACAAGGGTGAACCACGATTTGTGATAAACCCCCAGCTTTGGGCTGAAATACAAGCCTTCAAAGCTATAAACCATGTTCCATGTAGAGAGATTATGAATCAAGCTCCACAAGGAATAGACTACGATACACTTATTTTTGATTGCTATGCTTAAACTAACAGAACCAAAATCATTTCTACGCTTTGCTAAGAACATGACGGTAGGGGAACTAAAAAATGTTACCACAACCGATATCATGGAATACGAAGCAGAATTTACAACAACCATAAAGCCTGATTACGACGCTGACTTTGCGACGGTTACAGCTACTAACAACACCATGACCGAACTTGCGATGCAAGTTTATGGTGCTGGAAGTAAGCAACATAAGTATCTTGGTCGTAACTTTGCGAAAGGAGAAAGTGTGGTTGATTTACATTACTCCGTATATGCCACTATTAGAGAAATAAAGTGGTGGGTGGAGAACGCACAAAGTGGTCGTTACGATGATGCTTGTGTGCCAGCCCAAAATTATATGCGAAAGGAGGATATCTAGTGGTTAGAGAGAATTCCAACAAACTTAGGTTTGATAAAGAAGCACTTTTTAAGAAGCATAAGCCTCCTGTAAAGAGTTATCGTGAGGAACTGTTCAGAAAGTTTACTCGCAATATGACTGCTTTGCTTGAATCAAGAGAGCCAAAGAGATACCAAAGTAATCGTGGACTACTTGACCCTAGAAAACTTTATCGACATCAAATGGACGATAGTGTGTTCTACAAAAAGACAAGTGTTCCTAAATCAGATACGACATTTCTTTTCTTGATTGATACGAGTGGAAGTATGTCGGGCTACACTAGTACGGAGTATGAGGATTATAACTTAGACCGTATTGAAATTGCTAATGCGATTGTTTCTGCTTTCGCAAAAGCAAATAAAGTAGTGTTGAACAACAAAATCAAGATGGAAGTATTCACTAAGTCCGAAGCGGGTGAAGTGTTTAATAGTTTTGTGAAAGGCTATGTTCCTGTTCTCAGTAGGGTATTTTCTAATGTAAAGAATGATACCGACTGGGATAAGATTTTAGATTTGGAAACCTCTGCTCCTATCACGATTAATGAGAGAGCGAGTGGAAGTTATACTCCAGAGTTTTTGCTTTTACCTGCTCTACTTGAGTGGTGCAGAAAGAACATTACAACTAAGAACATGGTTATTATCAATCTAACTGATGGAGAGGTGGTTCATAACTTTATTCCTAAAGAATCATTGGAGAGTTACATTAAGGATGGATATGGTGTAACAACTTATCGGGCACATAATGAGGATACTAAAGCACTACGCATTAAGTATCTTCGTGGTATTCCCAATCTCACAATGTATTTGGATGGAGGTCGTAGCGACCACCATGCCGAGCAAATAAAAGACATATATGGCACGAATGCTGTTACTGTCTCCGACGATAACTTTGATGTAGAATTTTTCAAAACAATTAACCAACTGATAAACGATTATGCGTAAAAAAATAATAAACGATTATACTCTAAAGTGTATGAGTAACGAAAAGAGAGGAGTGGCTACATTCCTTATGGA